GAAAAATATACGCATCCACAGAGGGCAGCCAGGCCAACATATCCGGGTCTGTTTCCGAACATCGTAGAACTATTCCTGCTTCGCTTGCCGTTAATATGTTGGCCATGATTACCTTTCTTACCAAACTTTTGGTTTGGTATTATTCTTTGCAGCCTCAGGTTCAGCAGCTGGCTCGACTATGGGTTCAGCCTCAGTTTCAATCACTGGTTCGGCTTCCGGCTCAGATTCAGCTTCTGGTTCAGCCTCAGCCTCAGGTTCAGCAGCTGGCTCGACCACGGGTTCAGGCTCAGGTTCAATTACTGGTTCGGTGATAGGTTCAGCCTCAGGTTCAGGATCGTCAGCAACGGCTTTACCCAATTGCACCAGTGTTTTTGCACTGTCAGTATCAACATCCACGACCTCACCAGCCGCATGTGATTCACCGCGTATTGCTGTGTTGCGCATTAAGAGGATTCGCATAGCTCACCTCCTAGGCGGTACCCTCTGCAGGGCTCACATGCAGTTCGCCGTCGTTAGTGATCGGCAATTCTTTTGCATTGAATTGGATCGCGATGACCCCGGTGGGTGTAGCTGCTGTAGCGTTTGGCGCGGTAACGATTGGTCGAACATACCGCTCGTTGGGTTGATGAATTTCCAGAGTGGTTAATCCATCCGTACCCACTGCCGTTGCAAAAGCCAATGCAGTACCCTCAAGGTCAGCAGCGGTTGCCATTGTTGAAACCGTGTCTTGCTGCGCTTTAATTGAGAAACTGAGCACCTCGCCCTTTAATGCAAAAGCAATGAAAGCCACAGATTCATGCCCTTGCATATCCAGTGCAGTTCCGGTCAGAGTTTCATTATCAGCAGCTTTCAAAGCCAACAAGCTTACCTTACAATCTTTAAAAATACTTCGGATCATGTTTATCTCCTTTTAACCTCCCCATCCTGAGTTGACAGGATGGGGTCAATTAACAAAAGGGTCTTCCAGATTAGGAAGTTTTGGCATCCAACATTGCCGAGAAGGACTGAACCCGACGGCCAACCACATCTACATCTTGCAAAGCTGTGATCAAAACATCACCGGAAGTCGAGTTGGTAAATGGATCGATGATCAGATCCAACCCGGCCCAGAAGAGGTAGACCAGGTCTGACCAGTTTCCGAAGAAAATGGCTGAACAAACGGCACCGGAATTGCCTTTTACCAGATTGGATTTTACCTGGTTTGTTGCATAAGCCGGGTAACCATTCAACTCACCGTCTTCCCAAATGAAGCCTGGTTCACCGCTGACTTTGGTTGTTTTTTTCAATAAACCACGAACTTTCGTATTCGTGACGTAAGCCAAACTTCCAGCATCGGCGTTGTCGATAGCAACTTCTGTCTCAAGGTCGACGATATCATCCCAATCAGGCTTGGCACCATCGGTTCCGCCAAGCACAGACCCAATACCGGTCATATTTTGCACACCAAGAGGCTGATTTTCAGCACCTTTTCCATGCAAACCGGCTTCGTCCACTCCCAAAGCGATACAGCTTGCCAAATCTTCACGCGCCAGCATTTCCGCATCAATGGAAGATTGTTTCAGAAAACGACGGGTCAATTGCAGATAAGCACCGATGGTCTTCGGATTACCAGCAACTTGACCAAATTTCATTGTGCTCTTTGAAGGTGAGGTGCCTTCCCCGATCCAGTAATACGAAGAGCCTGTGGTTTTCTTGGGAATGTCAATATCCCCGACCAAACCGGTCATCACATTGGCTCCCGCCTGGCGCGTTACCATCTTATTTCGCAGAATATCGATGAACGAATCGTTCAAAAGTTGGGTTTGTTTGAGATAACCACCTTCATCGGGAGTGCCCACATTTTGGGTATTGCGGGCCCGTAAGGCGCCACCGCGGTTTGCAACCGGTGAAATCTGAATATCCCAGGGAACAAACACTCCCTGAGGACGACGGCCCAATTTCTCAGCCATTGCAGCCGAAGCTTCCAACTCAAGCCCGGCGCGATCCATTGCTTTTGGGTTGGAACGTGATTCAGCCACGGCGTTGATCAAGCGCAGAAGACTGTAATTGGCAATATCCTTTGCGGACATACCAATGGACAGATCGCTATTATCAACGTCTAGAGCCCCTGCCCCGGCGGGAGCAAGTGAACCAGAACCTGAACCATTGGCAGCATCATCGCGCATGGAAACATAAAGCTCGTTAGCGCTCTGTAATTCAGCTTTCAATTGATCAAGCTCAGGTTTCTTTGCCATTGCATCGGCCCGTTTACCTGCACGGAACAACTCATCAATCTCCGCCATTTTGTCGTTTTTTGCTTTTTCTGCGGAATTGACTGCATCCAAATACGTTTTTAAATCAATTTTCATTTTTTTATTTCTCCTTCTAAAGGTTGAGATTGACTTCGTCGCTTAAGCGCTGCTCTTCTTCAGACAGTTGTTCAGCAACGTTTTCCTGCACCGGCTCGTCGATACAGTTCAACAGCACAGCCGGAACATTCACATAATTTTTAAGAAGTGCCTGGTTTTGGGCTGTCACCCCTGCCAATCCAGTATTTCCAGCAGCATCACGCCCCGCACTGATCACTTCATCCGCAAAGCCAAATTTCACCGCATCATTTGCTGACAACCAGGTGCTGTCGGTCATCATTTTTTCAATTCGACTGGTACTGATACCCGTTTTTGCAGCGTAGGTATCCTGGATACTTTGCTTTACCGTTTCCAAATAAGAAACCAGCGACTTCATGGTTCCTAGATCCAAAGAAGCCATGAATATCTCCAGACTTGGATCATGAATCATCATGAACGCGGTATCCTGGATGAGTATCTTGTCCCCGGCCAGAACAATTGCAACGGCGGCGCTGGCAGCTAGTCCTGTGATCTTCATCGTCTTATGGCCCGGGTATTCAGCCAGGATGGACCGTATAACACTCGCAGCCACCACATCCCCGCCGCCGGAGTTCACCCGAATCATGATCGGGCCGCCTTTTCCGACTTTACTCAGATCATCCCGGAACATTTGAGGAGTAATATCATCCTCAAACCAACTGATCTCCGAGATAACTCCTTCCAGATCGATAGTCGGCATTCCTGTTTGACTTTCGACTTCATCCATCGCTTTCCAAAACCGTTCATGCGGCTGCGCATTTCCTGCATAACATCGAATTGGCTTATAGACCATTTTGACTCCCATCTTCTTGATTTCCGTCTTGTTGTCCGGTTGACTTGCTCAACGATTCGATTGTTCCGTCCTCGTGAATCACTGCCATATTCGATGGAATGTAATGTACATTCCCTCCCAAATACCCCGGCAGATCATCAATTTCCAACGCCTGATTTGGCGTATATTGTCCGGAAAGAATTTTGCTTTTTAAATAATCAGCTCTTGTTTTTGAATCCATGCGCAAGAAAGCATCCCGGTTATATTTCCAATAACTAATTACCTGATCCCTTCTTGCGATCCATTTAATTCGTGCCTCTTTTTCCATCTGCACCAGGTAAGGATCCAGAGTTGATCGTAGATATTCATCATCTTGCTGATCATTTGATTCATAAGACTGTTTCCCCAGGTTTAGCTTATGCAAAGGAAAAGAAAAGAAATTGGCAATATCTGCATCAGTCGCATCAATGGATTCCAGAAACTGAGCGTCAGCTGGTTTTATTTCTGCTAGGCTAAATTTCCGTACTTTTCCATCCAGGACTACAACTCCACCGGCCTGATCAGCGCCGCTAACTGCTTCCCAATAAGAATCCCGCACTTTTTGCCTGGCTGCCGCACTCATATCCCCTTCAAATTCTGCGATAGCTGATGGCATCAGTCCGCGCTTGAACATAGAGGATCTTGTTACATTTCCCGCTTGCCGTGTTCCCAAAGTATCTCTGGCGTAGGCTAAAATTCCTCTGCCTTTAAAAGCATTAATTGGATTTATAGACAAATGCACGACTTCGACCGCTGGAATTACTTGTTCTTTTCCATTGTTATCGGAAGTGACAAACCAAAGACTACCGTCACGCCTAAAATCATAGTTCGTCTCATTAGGATTAAGCGTGTAAAGATATCTCGTTCCAAATGGTGTCCATAAATAGTTGTCTCCTGTTTCAAGCAGATCCCTCCAAAATCTCCTCATTACTACAAAAGGATTTTGATAAGGATTTGCGCAAATTTCCATAGAATATGGATAATTCCAATTAAGTGAATCCGGCTGCACCCGAACAATATCAATCGGAGTCTTTTTTATGATTTGCTGAAAAGGAATAATGCTTAAGTCGTCAGTGATAGTATTTAAACATCTGAAATAAGTAGATATTTTTTTTGCCGTTTCAACAGACACATATTGTCCAGATGTAGTCAAAACTGAAGCGCCCCCCAATAATTCAGGTCGCGTCCAGTTTGGGGTTACCATATTTTTAATCCGGGCAAATATATTCATCACATACCCCAATCTTTACCAAGAATCACAGAACTAATATCCACAGGCAGTTTAAAAAGCATTGCTCTTGCCATGGCGATCACCCAGGCGGCCGTGGTATCGATCCGTTTGGTTCTTACCACGCTCTTGCCGCGATGCTCTTTCACATATTTGATCTGCTCGTTGCCGTTTTTAGCGATTGACGTATTTCCAAAACACCATCGCGCTGTCATGTTGGCCTCGTGCGTCATTTTGCCGGTGCTCAAAAGCGTTTGGATCTCATTCATTGGCCCGGTCAACGTCACGAACGTTTGAGGAATATCCACAACAATGAAATCTTTAGCCTCCAGGCTTTGCACCAACATCGCCGCGAATGCCCGGTCGATGCAGATCTCTTTGACCTTATAAAGCTTTGCCCAATCAAGGATCTGCCCTTCAACCGTCGCCACATCAATGACATTCCCCTCGGTCGCTGTGATCCATCCGTCTTTTTACCATTTGTCATAGTCCACATGGTCGCTGGCAATCCGCTCCCGCATATTGTCTTTCGGTATGAATGCCTTCCAGATCGCCCGCCAGTCCAATTGCTTCCCCTGCGGTGGGAAGAGCGCGCAAAGAGCTGTCAGATCGGTCGAACTCGAGAGGTCCATACCGATGTAACAGGTCTTCCCGGACTGTTCTTCCAACGTCCATTTGCCAATCGTTTGATCCCATAAATCCAGGGGCAGCCACGGGCTCAGTTTTGTTGTCGGCCATTGATTCAGCCGCAGCCATCGAAACGCGCGCTCATTTGCCTTGTTGTATTTTGCCCGGACGGCATCCTCGCGCATATCCTCAACTTTTAAGTTATGGCCTAAACTTGGATTTGCCTTATACCAATTCTCTTCGTTGTAAATATCGTCGCCTTCATAATTGAAGATGGCAACATACCAGGTCGGGTCGATAATTTCACCGGAGAGAACAGCCAACGCATATTCATGTACTTCCCAGCCAATGGATTCCCGGTCCGGATCGTCCCCTGCGGTAGTCAAAACCCACCATAAGGGCTGTTCGCGCCCGACACCGGTATATTGGGTCATTACATCCCAAAGTTTTCGGTTCGGCTGGGCATGCAGCTCATCGAATATGCAGCAACTGATGTTGTATCCGTGCTTCGAGAAAGCTTCAGAAGACAAAACTTTGTAAAGCGATTTTGTTTTAAGGTCGACGATTGCCTTGGTTGATCCTGTTTCCGAACCAGTGATTCTGGACCGCTTCAGCAAAGCAGGAGATTGCATGACCATTTCTTTGGCCACGTCGAAGATAATTCCAGCCTGAGATCGATCACCAGCACAGCTATAGACCTCTCCGCCCATTTCTCCGTCTGCATATAAAGAATATGCAGCTGCGCCAGCACCTAACTCACTTTTGCCGTTCTTTTTTGGCAGCTCGATATATATATATTTATATTGGCGGAGTCCATCGGCTTTTACCGTTCCGTACACATCTCGGACAATTTTGCTTTCCCATGGCAATAAATCAAAAGGTTGGCCATGGTATTTACCTTTAGTATGTTTTAGGTTGTTAAAGAACGCTACAGCATAGTCGGCCTTGGCTTGATTAAACATACCCACCGCCCCGGCGAGTGTTACTAGAAATATCGCGACCAGTAGAATCTTTACTATTCGCTTCATGTTTCATCACCCGAGCCGCCGTTACTATCAACTTTGTTACGAGCTTTTTCCAGGCTTCGATTGAGGAGTTCTTCCATCGGGTCAGTCGGAGCTTTCCTTTCCTGGTCTT